ATGTTTTTTCTATTTTTAATAGTGTTATACTATCTATATAGGGAGTATTTACATTATTGCACGAAAAAAGCAATAACAAAATGATTAGATACTTCATTGTTAATTACTAACAATTCCATTTCCTAAGAGACTTATTAATCCTTGAATTAGGGTCTTTTGCTGTTTTTGCTGACGTTAATCTTTTTTTCATACCAGACATTCTTGCACAAAAAGACTTTCTTCTATTTGCTGCTTTTGATCCTGGTTTTAATTTAGAAGGCTTAGTAGTAACAGCCATTGATAGTTTAGAACCTGGATTAGCTCTTCTATAAGATGCTATTCCTTTTTTATTTAATCCGCCTGATTCTGATTTACCTTCTTTACGTTGCCAAGCTGGAGTCATACCACCAGATGCTAACATAGCTCTACCTTGTCCTCTTAAAGCGATATCACCCATTTTCTTGTTCTTTAGATTGTGGTTTGTTTGCCATTGTTCTAGCAACTGATTCCGCACTCCTGCCGACCACATACCCTCCAAGACCTATTTGTAATAGTGTCCATACATCTCCTGGAAGAGTTATGGTAATAGATGCTTTAAAGAAAAATAAAATTACTGGTCCTAATACATAATTCCATATTAATATAAATATTAATACGTACATAAGTAATGGTCTCCAGCTAGATGCAAACCATCCAGCTTTAGCTTCTGCTTCTATAACTCTAGCTGCTGCTGTTAACTCTTGAGTATGCGACTGCAACATCTGCGTTTGCAGATCTGCTTTTAATTTAGCTGCAAGGTCTTTATCTGCGACTGCTTTATCAACTGTGTTAAACAGGATTTTTGCAAGTGGGGCAACGGCTTGGATGATAGGCAACATTGAATAAATTTCTCCTGTCTTCTTATACCAAGGAATGGAGCAATTTGCAACATCACCTCTATTGCTTTATCTCCCGAAACAACCCATTTAAAAACTTTTTTATGTTCTTCATTTTTAGGCATCCGTGTAGTTATAAATCCTAATTTGAAATAATCAACGAACCTTTTAACAATATCCTCATCTGTCATTACTACCTGTATTCTTAAATATCTATTTACTTTTTCTGCTTTACCCCAAAAACCAAACGATCCTTCTCCTTCAAATACACCAGCAAGAAATATTAGTTTTTGTTCTTTATTTAAATTTTTGTATGAGGTCATTAATTTTCCTTTTATTAAGTTTATTAAAACTTATACTTTTTTACTTTGATTGCAAGAATATTAATAAACTCCAGTAAACTTCTTACCTTTTACTTGTATTGGACTTATTCCTTGAATATCTGATTTAATTCCACTTCTTCTATGTGGACAGCCACCTGTTTTTAATCCTTGTGGATTAGGTCCTTTTTCTGGTGGTGGGCCAAACCTTTTACCTGGTTGTTTAACCTTTTTTGATTGCATTAGCTTTAACTTGTTGTGCTTTAGCTTGTAATGCTAATTTTTCTTTGGCAATTTTTAATCTATCATTAGATTGTTCATCTTGAGTTTCTAGTCTTAATCTTTCTAGATCACTCTTATCTTCAAATTCTGTCATTTTACGTTCTAAGTCAGCAGCATTCTCTTGTGCTCTTCTTTGAATATCCATAGCTTTAAGATCTAGCTCTCTTTGTTTAAGAGCAACTAATGGATCTTCTTGTTTAGTGCCACCTTCTGCTTGAATAAGTTGAATAGTTAGTTCTGCAATTTTTTTTGCAACCATTGAGTTAAATTGTATTTGGAAACCAGCTGGATCTTGCTGTGCCATCATTGCCATTTCTTCCGATTGAGCAATCATTGCTCCAACTTCGCCTTGTGCTTTATAAGATATATGATCTGATATGTGTCCTTGTAATAAAGCATATACGATTGGGTTAATTTGTACCATTCTACTTTGAATAAATGCAGCATGAGCAGAAATATGTGCATCATGGTCTTGATCTGGAAAAACTTGTAATAATTGTGTTTGTAATGCTTTAGCATTTTCAGTTGCAGGGTCTTGTGGCACTGGTTGTTGCTCTGGTGGCATTAATAAATCTATTTGTCTTGTTCCCATAGACTCATAAACTCGTCTATAAGCTTCTCTTAAATCGTGAATTTGTGGATTTGATTGTGCAATCTGTAATTGTGTTTGTGCAAGTGTAAATCTTTGTGCCATTGAAAAAATATTTGGATCAGCAACTGGAATTACATCAACCCTATCATCAAAATCTTGTCCTTTTACCATCCTATCTGCTCCATAAACTGCATATGGATAAATTGGTGGTAAATAAGTTCCAAAAACATCTGCTAAAAGTCTAAATTCTTGCTTCATTGTGTAATAAATTCGTTTATGAATCGCTGACATGACTCTTGAGCCTCGTTCCAAGAGTGCAATTGTTGTTCCAACTGCTCTATTTGCAACATCTTCACCTAATTGCATGTCTGCAATTGATGCAAAACGTTGTCCAGCTTGAACAACAAAGCCTAAAAGTTGAAATAATGTTTGTGAAGGCTCTTTAAAAGGTAAAATTTGGAATTGATCTTTAATATTTCCTCCTGGTGCATCAACATCTCTGAACTCACCTGGCTGAAATGGTTGATCATCGTCCCTGATTCTAATACCACGGCTCTTGAATCCTGCTGGTAAGTTAGCAAGTGTGCCTGCATCAAGTAGTTGTCTTAATGCAGATGTAGCAGTTCTTGATAAACCACCAATCATATGTATTAAACCAAAACCGTAGAATCCTAAACCTGGTAAAAATTTGTAATGAACAAAGTATTCAATACGTCTTTGCAGTTCATCTGCTGGATCATAGTTACGATAAATAGATAAAATCTCTTGAGAGCCTTCATCAATAGTAACAATATATGGAACTTTAATATTTTTAGATTTTTCTCCGCCAACAGTTTCAAATTCACTAATATCTAAATCAACATGCATCTCTAAAACATTATGTTGATATTCTGCTGAACCAGTTGGTTGAACTCCTTCAATCTCATTTAATTTTTGTTGAAGATCACTTGTTTCTGGTTGTTTGATTGGAAGTTCTATGTCTCTATAAAATCCTGCTCTTTGCTTTTTAAGAATTTCATTATCAGACATTTTGATAATGTGAGTTATTCTTTCGCAATCTTTTAAATCTGTTGCATAGTAAGGAACTACTAAATCTTCTGCTGGAATAAATTTAGCAACTGCTCTTTGCATTATTTCATCATAATAAATCTTTTTAAATGTAGATCCTGATATAGGTAAATAAAATAACAATTGATCAAATTCTGGAGTATACTCTTCCATTTCTTCCATCAACATATAGTTCATGAAATCTTGAACTCTAGTAGCTTGTTCTTCTGCTGCTCTATCTGCAGCACCAACAATTTGTGTTCTTACTGGACCATCTGGTGGTAACAATTCTTTATAAGCTTGTGCTTGAAATTGTGTAACTGATTCTGCAAGTAATGGATGTGTTACACCACTTGCTCCTTGGAAGGGTCTAGTTTGATCTTGATATTTGAAACCTAGTAAATCTAGACCATTTCTGTACGTCTGTTCCCAATCTTGTCTTGAAACTTTATCTTGTTTAAAATCTTGTATAAGTCTAGATGCAATTCGTCCAAGTGTTCTTTCATCTAAATCTTCAGCTAAATTTTTATAAAAATCTTCTGGCTTTTCTTCTGTTACTGTATTTTCCTCTTCCGATATATCTGTAGGTGTTTCAATCTCTACATTAACATCCTGTTCTTCTACAGGATTCTCGGACATAGGGTTATTTTTATCTATTTCAGCCATGTATAATGATTTGTTATAGCAGAGCTTATATTATCATGCAAATATATTAACGACTAGACCACCTTCTTTTTTATACAGCTTAAAAGGTGTTCCTTTCATGGTATCTGTGACTTTTATACCAAATGCAGGGTAATATAGTGCTGGATCATTAGCTTCCATTTTAACAACTTTACCACTTGAACCTGTTGCATCTAAATATGCAAGAGCTTCTTCTTCTGTTTTAAATGCTGCTACATGTTGTTTTCTGAGATTTGGTGGTATGCCTAATACTTTTGCATCATCAACTTTTAAATTTAAATCTTTAACAATTTTAAATGGTTTTTCAGGATCTGATAAAGATACATTTATTGTTTTAGCTTCTGAATTATATTGTTTAGCTAAATCAATCATACGATCTGGTATTACTGCATTTTGTCTTGGATTTGTTGATACTGCTTCACCTCTTTTATCGGTATAAGCTTTTACATTTTGTTTACCAGCTTTCCCAGTGTAATGACCATAGA